ACCATAATTTAGCATAGTCAACATCTTGACAGTTTTTAAACCAAGGGCCGCCTTCGGTAAAATGAATTGCTTTAGGTTTACCATCTTTAGGTTCTTTATACCAACCTTCTAACCAATTCCATTCATGGCTTAGAGATCCTATTTCTGAATCTTTTAGCCAACTAAATCTATGCATAAATTTTCCTGTTTCTTTATTAACCATAGCAGGTATAACCTGTGCGTTACTAGGATGTCCACAGTTCCATAATACCATTGAACTCCAGTTCTTTCTTGGATATAATGTTTGTTGCTTACCATCCATTTTAACATCTTCTTTAGGTGTGTAGTCATGATGCACACACATTACAGCATACTTGTCATCTCGTTGTGCAAATAATTTGTCTACATCTTCTAACCATAAAAAATCACAATCGCAGAACAATGCCCAGCCTTCGTAGTTCATTAGGTATGGAATAAGAAATCTAGTAAAAGTAAATTCTGTTGAACTTAATGTGTCAACAGGTCTTGTATAAATTTTTGTTGATCGTAGTTCGTGTTGTTTTAAATATTTTATGTTTAGAGGTTCTTCTGTTGTGTGTCGTAAACTATATTCACATACAGCACTAGCAATAGGCTCTCTACTGTCCCATCCTATAAAAACAGTATTTGTCATTTTTGTTCTCCATAGTTGGCAACTACACCAACCCTTTCAATGTCATCTTCTACACAGTTATCACCGTATTGTATTTCTACAACCTTAAGCGGCAATAAAGATTCGTTGCACAACTGATGCCATTGTTTGTTTGTAATATGCAATGATTCGAACTTACTATACTTACCTAAAAGTTCCATGTCAGTGGACACATTTAGAGTATATACAGTTGCTTCTCCTTCACTTATAAACCAATGTTCTGCACGGTGATTGTGCTTTTGCATTGATAATCTTTGCCCCGGGTCTACAACCAATTCCTTTACTTTAACAGTATTATCGACTTCAAACAGTACTCTATAATAACCCCACGGTCTTTTTGTTTTTGGATATTTGTATTCTTCCAAAATCCAACTGCTCGAATTCTTTTTATTTTCTCCACCAACTCCAAATTCAAATGTTAATCTAGGATGAAAAATTTCCATTTCTGGAATATTGTCCTTGGTTCTATCTCCACCGTTTGCAAATATTAAATGTTCATCTATGTTTAAAGTTTCTAAAATCTTTTTAATTGCATCACAGGCAGTGTTATCGCTATCATCAAAAGCAATTACTTCGTCGACCATTGCGAGATTACGTATGATTTCTGCTCGTTCTTCGAATGGCATAAAAGATTTTCCTTTTTTACGCGATAGCCATTCGTCGGAGTTGACTCCAACAATTAAGTAACTACCAAGTTCTTTGGCAGATTTAAGGTATGCTATATGTCCTGAGTGTAGTGGATCGAAGCCACCTGTTACTAGTACTGTGTTCATACTAGTATTTATATGGGTAGTTTATTCTTAATTTGTCGAATGATTATTCGATATTTTTTGTAAAGAAAGGCATGGTTGTATATTGTAAATTTATGATACCACCGTTCAACATTACTTCAATTGGCATTGCCCCTTCCTTGGCTACGAATCTTGCTAGTCTTCTTACACCTGCGGGTTTTATTGCATAAGCAACAAGATTAGGTATATAATTTTCTCTCATTTTTTCGTATTCTAAAAAAGGAAGTCGTTGTTTTGTTTCAGCATCTCTATAACTTCCATCATCCTCAATTATCAATGATGGCTTAAATGATTTGATAATGTTAATAGAATGATTGGCTTTAATGCTTAAATGAAGTGCGTGTACAAATAGTTGATCAAGATTTCCAGGCAGTTCTGTAATTTGATAACCATTATAATCAACAATTAGATAAGGTATGTTGTCTTTAACGCAATCTTGCCAACATTTCCAATGTGATAAAAATTTAGATAGTGCCATAGGATCTCTGGCATACGTGTCTTTCATATTTGGGAAATGTTTAAAATTTAAAGAATTAAAATATGCAGAAGCGGTGTTTAAATCAAAATATTCTCTTGTTTCAGGATTTAAATTCATCCTTTTGCAGACGTCAACTGCTTCTCGACTGTATTCTTTATCTTTATCTGTCGGAAGATTTTTTGGATCTAATTTTTGTAAAACAATCGTTTTCATATTACTATTTAATAATTTTGATTTTCGGAAATGTATTAAATGGAAGCATCTTCCATTCCTGCTACACGTAATTTAGTAATATTAGTTATTTGCCATTGCTTCATGTCAATGCCTTTTAAGATACCTAACCATTTATTACGCAACAGGGCAAACTCGTTGATAATTTTTTCCATATCAACTACGTCCGCTTCGCCGTCGACATACTTTTCTACATCTCGACTGCTTAATGCTCTTTGATAATTTTCTAAATACTTTTTGAAAAACTTGCTTCTAGTTCTTCGTAGTTCGATGTTAAGGTACTCAAGAACTGCTTCAATTTCCTGCAACTGTGCAAAACGTTTTTCAACTACGCCAGGTAATGACGCGGCATTCTTTTCAAGATTACCTTTGAGTCCACACTCTATTCTAGCATCTTGCATTTCGTTTTCATACCAAGTAATACAATCTGGTATGTTTGCAATGTCTTGAGTAACTCTTGAGTACCAATTAATCATCTAGTTCCACTCATCTTCGCCTTCTTGGAATTCGGACCATTCATCACCTTCGTCGTTGTACTCTTCGTCACCCGACAAAAGGCTTTCACGTTTGCCTTGTACTTCTTCAACTGCATCATGAAGATATGGATCTTCATCAGCCAAGTTATACAATACTTCTTCCTCAATTCCATTATCCTGACACCATTTAACAAATCCTAGTGCCGCGGATTCTTTGTCTTTCTTTGCAATATGCGAAGTAAACATATCCCAAAGATCAATAAGTTGTTCGTCACTCATTTCTATCATCTTCTTTTTCTTCCTCTAAAGTAGATTCTGTTTCTGTACCAGAATACTTATCTTCGATGGATGAAAAATCTTTCATAATGATTTCGAGTTTATCACCTGTCCAATCTTTACGATAATCCAAGTGTTCTTTCCCAGTTGAGTCAACAAACTTTAAGCGGTTACCTTGTTGTTTTAGCAATCCATGTTTTTCAAACATATCAACTAAACCACTGTAAGGATCCATACCTGTTTCGTACGGAATCTTTACTTGTACACCTTCAAAAGGTTTTGCGTAACGTGTTTTCATAACCTTACAAGCGGCTCTGATACCACGCACATCTGTTACCTTTTTACCGTCTTCATCTTCTTTCAGTTTCAATTTTTTCATTGCGATCACAATTGAACTTGCATAGATAAATCCTTGTCCACCTGATATCTTATCATCTGGATCAAACATATCCTGTGAAGCGTAAGTGTGGTTAGTACATACCATACCAATATTATAACTACCAAACATATTGACACAGTTACGTACAAGTGCTGTAAGTGCCTTAGGTTTTCTACCCATATCACCCTTCAAGTCACCTCTATCGAACTGATCAACATCTGTTGGAGTTAGTAACATACCCAATGAGTCAATTACAAACAATACTTTAGGACGCTCTTCTGGATCCTTATCTGCATAATCTGTTTTGTATTCACTCATAAAGTTTGATACAGTTTTTGCTACGTCATCAATCATACTCATCGATAAACGTAATAGTTTGTCTTCGCTAGTGTCAACACCAAGTGCCTGCAACCACTTTTCATCAAGTGCATTCTCTGAGTCAATTAGGACTACAAATATACCTTGTGCTTGTGCGGACTTTACAATGTTACCACTTGCAAAATAACTTTTACCTGCACCGGATTCGCCAGCAAACACCGTTACCTTACCTAAGGGGATTCCTTTGTGGAAATCCCCAGAGATAAGATAGTTAAGTGCGTAATTGCCAGTCGAAACCCAGTCAGTAGGATCGTTAAAGCCAATACCTAAGCCATTAATGCTTTTGGTCAGACCTTTACGAAATTTACTTACGTCGAATGGTTTCGCCATATGCTATCTCCTATGCGTTTCTTGAACGAATCATTGCCAAAATATCTTGGGCACGTTCGCTTGATGGTTTATCAGAACTTGCTGGTGCAGTTGCTTCTGCTACTGCTGGAGTCGGTTCTGCTACTGGAGCCGGAGTTGCTTCTACTACTGGAGCCGCCGCTGGTGCTGATGCACCTTTGTTTGGATCACCTGTAGATGCACTCATGCCTGGAGCACGAAAGTACTGTCCAAAACGATCTGGATCATACGCTTCGCCATCAACTGACGCTTCAAACATTTCAGTCATTACTTTAACTTCAACGTCTGTAGGTTTTTTAGGTAAAAAGTCATTTAGATTAAACAATCCAAACGAATCAACTGCCGCTTTTTCTTGATCACTCAATGCACGTTCTCTACGTGACCATTGTGATGTTGAGTAGTCAGCATATCCGCCTTTAGATGTTTTCTTAATACGGAAGTCAACACCTCTTACATAATCTGTAGGAAGTTCTTCCATCTCAGGATCCATCAAAGCACCTTTGATAATTTGGAAAATTTGTGGACCAATAATAAAACGTCTAATTGGATTCTCTGGAGTTTCGTCATCCTTAAGTGGATTCTCGGTCACGAAACCTTGGAAGATATATGATTTTTTCTTCCAATATTTACGACCTTGATCTTCTAAGGATTTATCTTTAAACCAACCTCTAACTTCTGATAGGATTGGACAAGTTTCTCCATACATTTCCATACATGGAACGTTAACTGTCACTGGACGTGAATCAGTTTGTCCTTTGATACCCGCGAATGGAAGTTTAATCATCAAACGCTCTTTCCAAAAGAAAGTTGCATCTTTGTCAGCATCTGGTAAGAATCGAAGCACTGCTTCGCTACCTTCTGCCATATTCCAATGTGGATAAATTGCTTTGTCGCCGCCGCCTGTAGACTGACCGCCTTGGCGTGTTTCTTGCTCTTTAAGTTTTGCACGTATTTCTGCTAATGTTGCCATAATAAGCCTCCTTTGTTTGCCTGTTTTGTGCCTGTTGTAGATATGAAGTAACCTAACAACATATCTATATTATAGTTACCTTCTGTTACAAAGTCAACTATAAATTCTGAAATTACTTAATTAATTTTGCCAATTTACTTTTGATGTACTCAAGATCTTCGTTTGTTCTCTTCAAAGCGTTCGCTACGCTAGGATGTTTTGATAATCCTTTTGCAATCTTTTCAATTACTTCGACTGCACCAGTATAGTTACCGCCTTTAAATCTTTTGTCATTTAATACACCAAATGCCATTTTAATTTCTTTATCACTAAAGCCTTTGTTGTCTCTGTCGTGATATTCATTAGTTTCTACTTCACTATCGTCGTCAGCAAGTTCTACCCGTTTACCTGTCAGTTTGGATACAAACTTCTCGACTAGATCCCCTATGGAATCGCCAAAACGCTTACGAGCGGAAATGACCACTCCTGTTTCGCCTCTTGGAAACGCTCCAGTTTCTTTATCATAGAATGAGCGGACAAACTCAATGATCTCTTCAGTGCTGGCTTTTTCGTCTTTAGGCTCTTTGTCATCGCCTGCTAGTTTCATAGCACCGTCTTTATCAATTGTAACATCTGTAGTATCGTCTTCCATTTTCATATCACCAAAGTTTAGTTTGTCTAGTGATTCTGGATCGTTGTTTTTAATGTAGTTGTAGATTAAAGGTCTTGCACAAGAATCAGGATCTTTTTTTGCTAACATTTTAAGTGAGTTAACAAATCCTTCATCGTTAATAATATCTTTTAAACTTTCAATTGCATTTGTGGCATCTGGTCCAACTGCAAAATGTTTGCCTACTAATTTGTTTAGCAAAGCAATTTTGGCTTTATCTATTGTTTCATCAACAACAGTATCTGCCCAATCTTCAAACTCTTCTTCTGGAGTAATAGATTTAATACTTTCTTCCTTGTTTTTGAGATAGCCTAATCTTTCAAGTTCGTCTGCAATCCAAACATCTGGATCACCATCTCTTGCTTTCATTACACCGTATGGCATTTCTCCCGAATCCATAAAATAACCAAATACTTCATCATAGAATTGATCAAATTCCATTGGACTATCGCCATTAGCGATTGCTTTTATTTCTTCTGGATATTTTGCAATAATTTTATCTAGTACAGGATCGGTACTTATTCTACCAATAGATTCTAAATTAATTTCGGAACGTTTTTGTTGAATATTATGTAACAACGGAAACATTTCTTTTAGATCATCATTAAAATTATGAAGTGTGAATGCACTTGTTAAATCATTTACAATGTTTTCATCTAAGTCTGTATTAATTTCTGGTGCAATAAAGTTTTCTGAACATTCTTTATAGTACTGTTGTGATTGTAATTTTTTAATGTGTGATCTTAAATTTTCAAGTTCAATAGATGATCCTTCAATAATATCATTTGAAGTTGAATTCATAAAATCTTTATTTTGTACATAGCGTTTGAATGCAGTAAGTTTTGCAATGTTGCCTGATGTTTCAATAATGTGTCTACCAAAGTCGTCATGCGGTAATCCGCCGTTAGCAACGTGACGTGCCATTGCTCTAGCACCTGCTAAATGATTGTATGGATATTTGAATCTTTCACCTGTTTCATTTTCAATAAACAAAGATTGAATATGACGTGCTCTAGCACCCATTTGCTCTGCATTAATTTCTTTTTTATGTCTAATTATTAGTCTAGTTTTATCTAGATTTTCATAACTTGATTTTGTTGTACCATACATATTAGATTCCTGAACTTTTACGTTTTCTTTCATTGCCAAGTATTTATAGTCTCTTTTGTCTAAATTGTTCTTTGCAATGTCTCTTGCATCAAAGGACATTAAGTGCTTTTTAGCGAAAAAACGCAGTTCTTTAAGGAAACTGTACCATTCATTTTCTACCATTTCTGGTGCATTTTCGAGCATATTTTGACTATAATATACTTTTAATTCGTTAGGGTCTTTAATTGATATGCTAATAGCACCTTGGCTTTCGCCCTCTATTACATAATCAAAATCAAAGAATCTTGCTTGAGTTTCGTCTGACGTTGGAGCACCTGTTTCATCGCCCATAATCACGCGGGGGAAACGTGTCCTAATTTTCTCAAACAAAGATGATGAAATATTCTCTAAACCCTTCATATAACTATTTATGCTATTAGAAAGAAACAAAGACTGGCATTGGCAACGTGTGTTCTTCTACGGTATCACGCATTTTATCATAAATTGCCGGATCCCAATCAGCCAGAATTTTTTGCATTCGCACATTTAATAATGTAGCACTCACTAAATCGTCGTGTTCTCCTGTTTTTGCTCCATATGTAGTTCCGTGTGCCACATATGCTTTTAGTTCACTTATTAACGGTTTACTATAAATCTTTAGTTGTCCTGTTTCTAATAAATGTTTGAATTTAGCACAAGCACCAATTTTGGTTTTATGAGTTGTATTAAATCCTTTACGGAATTTTCTAACGTGTCCTTTTCTAATAGGCTCACTTAAAAACATACCATAGATATTTTGTTCTCCAAAATCATTAATTGAGATCAACGCCGCTTCTCCGATTGAGTTGTTTTCTACACTATAATACAACTGAGGTAGATCGCTAGATGTTTCTTGACATTGTTCCATAACGTGTTTATTGATCTCTGCTAATATTCTAACTTGACCTTGTATGGGAGTAGTATTATGTTGCCATTCTGCTACCTGTTCAAAACTTGGAAGTTCAAATACCTGTATGGCCGCATAGTCTCCGCCTGTACCTAAACTTGGATCCCAACTAACAACATACGTCATTTTATGATTACATTTTTTGTACCAGCGTGTCTGACCCATTTTACTAACAGGATCTACTCCTTCTAGTTCTGCAAGTCTAACACTGTTGATAAGAGTTTCATCAAAGATCAAGAACTCACATTCGTGTTCTCGACGGAAGCGTTCTTCACCAATACGTGATTTTTCTTCGGCGGCCCACACTTCATCTCTTTCAGGATGTTCACTCCAGTGTGCCGTGAATGCAAAGAAACCGTTGATACCTACTTCGGTATCATTACCGTGTTCATCAAATCTTTTGCAAGCCTCTGTCCATATAAGTGCAAACTGATCCTCGTCACTGTTGGGCGTTGAAGTAATAATTGCCTTACCACCTGTTGCTAGTGTTGGAGAAATCGCAGTCCAGAATTCTTTGGCAATGGTAGGGTTAACGAACGCAAACTCATCACAGTATAGCAACGAAATACTCATACCTCGTCCTGTGTTGTCTGTGGTTGTTTGTGCTACAATACGCGAACCGTTATCAAATTCCATTGACCCTTTGTTATATGAAGTTACCCCACATCTGATATGGTCTGGACAGTCTTCGTAGGCATAACGAATACGGTGCATAATTTCTTGTGCACCTGCGTATTTGTGAGCGGCAATTAACACAGTAACATCTGGATTGAACATTGCATACCACAATAGATACCCGGCCGCTGTGGTAGACTTACCAGTCTGCCTAGGCAACATATTAATATTAAATCTATGGTCGTGATATGAGTCTACAAGACGTTCTTGAAATTCAAAAGGCGAAAATAACAGTTTACCCTTAACAGGATGTTGGATATAAAAGAAATTTTTCATAAAGAACATAGCACCTGTGTCTTTATCTGCACAGGCTTGTAGTTCTTGAATTTCTTTTTCTGTATATCTAGTTCTCTTATGTGCTTTTTTGACCAGAACACCGTCGAGACTTTTACTGTTTTGTACCATATATATACTTATCTTAAATTTAGCGGTTGATTTTGCTTATTGATTGCTACATCAATAAAATTACGCAAGAAGTCAAAATGTGTGCTTAAATTTTCAAATAGATCTGCATTTAAATATTGTTTAGCCATACTATAACTACTTTTACCTATATTGCTATAATAAACTACATTAAGGCCTCTTTTAGTACCATATTCGGGGAATACACCAGTAACAAATAAACAGGTGTCGCCTAATTCTTTTGCATTTAAGGTAAATGGTTCTTTTAATTTTAGTAAAGATTCTGCAAAACTATCTTGAGGAAGAAAGTCTGGTTTGTCTATATGACTAGCCAAAAGAAAGACGATGTAAGATTCAAGTTCAACAGGTAGTTCGTAACCATGTGTACCTTTGGTCTCACAAACAATATCATAGAAGGCTTGAATGTATTGATCCTTCATAATAATATTTATTTGTAATCAGTCAAAAAAAAGCCCCGCTTTTACACGGGGCAAAATCCCAAGGTAGCAGGATTTAAAACTTATGCTTTCTTTTTAGCCATCTTGGTTGCAGTTGCATACATTACTGCTTCTGCATCCTTACCGTAACGATCTTTAAAATCACCTTTGGCTTTTTTCATTCCTTTAACAAATTTTTCTTTTGTTTTTTCTTCGCCTTTTGAAAGTTTTCTTTCATTAATAAAAGAAGTATATTCGTCTTTTAATTTTTCTTCTATTCCTTCTAGTGGATTATCGCCTTGGCTTCTTACAATTTTTTGTGGTTTGCCTCTTGTGGTTAAGTTTGCATAGTTAGGATCATACTCTTTGTATTCTTCTTCTGGTTCGTTGTCCCAACCTTCTTCTTGTTCTGAATCACCGCAAGAACCAACACTTGGATCTGCTTTCATAACTGGTAAATTATCACTGTCAGGCATATCATCTGCACTAACTTTGTTTAATCCAGCAAGTTTCATAATTTGTTGTAATACAGGAAGATCTTCAGGACTATCAGCAGTAATAGTAATAGTTTCGTCTACTTTTTTCTTAGCATCTTTAACTGCCTTTTTCATCGGCTCTTTTTTGTTGCCGTCTTTGTCCATATCTAAAAAATCTGGTTTTGCTTTTTTAGCCTCTTCAACTTGTTCACCGTTCATTCTTTCGGTGTTGCTAACAGCATCAGAAATGACGTTAGGATTCTTTTTGTCAAGTTCTCTTAATCTTGTTAACACATCTATCATTTCATAACTAGCCATTAGTCTTCCTCCTTAAATCTTTCTTTGGCTTCTTTTGCAAGGCCTTGTAAGAAAGTTTCTTTACCTTTTTCTGTTACAACTAAATCGTCTTTGTTAACTGATCCAACTTCTTTATATTCACCGTCCATTAATTTTGATTCGTATGGTTTGTTTTCTGTTTCTGCTTGATATTGCTCATATGGTTCGCCTGGTTTGCGTACTCTAATTTTATTTAAATCGTGACTAAAATAATCTGCAATATATTGTTTTAATTCTGTTGTTGATACAGGATAGTTAACTGTTGTTTCATATATGGTAACTTCCATATTTTTGTATTCTGGAAAATCTAAAGGAAGTTTTTGAATTGGAGTTTTTTTGGCAGATGATAGGTTAGCAACTTCGTACTTAGATAGTGCTGTTTCTAATTTGTTTTCAAAAGACTCAGGTAAGTCTCCTGCGATTTTAATTACAAAATCATACTGTTTAGATGCTTCTGCTAAAAATTTCTTAAATTCACTCATAGTTTAAATCCTTTATATACGTTTATTTATCTTTGTCTTTGTTTAATATACGGTCTAAAAGAGCATTACGATCGGTTACAATAACGCTTTCTCCGTCTATTGTTTCAATATTATCGCCCGCTTTTTGGTCTACTGCCTGCTTTTTAAGTTGCAATTCGATCATTTTTAACTTTTTATCCAGTTTTTGACTCTTAGCATCTATGGCATTTTTAAGCATATTGCTAGCCACTTCAAACACCCTACCACTATAACGTGAATCTACGTTCATGCCCAAGTCCATTAGATCTTCATAACTCTGTGTTGCTTTTTCGGCTAGATCATCAAGTTCTTTATCCGCTAATTCTCCCAATCCTTTAACCATTGGAAGTGCGGCAGTAATTTTGTCAAACTCTGCGATCGATCGTTGCATACTGTTTGTTTCTTTGACAGCAGTTTGCTTTGTTTTTTCTACTGTTGGTTCTTCAACTTTGGACATAACTTCTTCTACCTCTGGTAGATCCAACAGTTCTTCTAGTTTCTTAGTCATACTATTACTTACCTTCTTTTGCCTTGGTGGAATAAATCTTTTTCAGTTATTACCCTAAAAAATATACCGTGTTGCTTGGCATAAGCACTTGCGGCTTCCCATTTTGCACGATTCTTAATATATTGTGCTTGATTATATCCATTTTTCCCCACACTTTCTCGCATGGTTTGATTGTCTGGTTTAATTTCAATTATTTCTGCTTTGGTCTTTCCTTTTTTATTAGCGTAAACAATAAAAAAGTCTGGAACATATACAGTGTATTTTCCTGTCAACGGATCTCTATAAGGAATCTTTATGCTTTCACTTGCCCACTTGGCAACAGCAGGATGTTCGTCACACATCTTCATAAAGTGCCATTCCCAACTTGATCTATATCTTGGAGTTTTAGTTCCAATATATTTTTCAGGATTCTTGAGTTCGTATTTTCCTTGAGCAAACTTCATTACGCTAAAATATTTCTTTTTGCGATATTATTAGTTTCAGTTGGTTTTGCTGTTCCTAGGGTTGAAGTTTTTATTCTATTAACATTTAAAATTTCACCTAGTACATCACTCAACTGAACGCTATCAAAATCTTTAATTTCATCCAACAAGTCACGAACTTTTACACCGTCAATTTTTGCTTGTTTCAAAACAATCAGTGCAACAGTTTTTGCCGCTTGTTCTTCCATACCACGTTTTGTAAAAAAAGAAATTACAGTGTCACTTTCAGATGCATTAAATTCTAATGGTGCTTTACCGTATGCGTCAAAATATCGGATGGTAGCATCAGAACTGCTTTTACCAGTGTTACTGTTTAAGCCTTCTTTTGGTAAATTAGAATAATCAGCCATTTACTATCTCCTTTAGTTGATTTTTATTTAATAGAATAGCGTGTTTCATATATCCTTTTATTCTACAGTGTGCTGGTAATACATATGGTTCTAACCATTCGCCAACATCTGTAGGTCCCCAATGAGACTTTTCACTTTCAGGTAATATTTTATACGGAAGTCTTTTTCCTCCGCTGTTCATTCCTAGATATATGTGTCCGTCGTCTTCTAAATAATTTTGTATATCATTAAAGAAAAATTTCCATTCTTTCTTTGTCCATACTGTTTCTCCTCTTGTAGAAAAGAAACCTCTCATGCAAGTAATTAAGTTATATTTTTGTGGTAAATTTAATTTAGTATTTGCATACACTAGTTCTTGAATAACTCGATCTTGAATATTTAAAAACTCGTATACAGGTTCGTAATCATGTCTATTTTTTATATCTGTTCCAAGAACATCGTGTCCTAATTTCTTACACAAATATACCATCCATCCAGCACCTGTACCTATGTCTAATACTTTTTGATTTTTATTATTATGAAGATTAAAATAAAATGCAACGGATAATTTTTCTCCTAACCATTTTCTTATAGGACCTGTAACATATCTATTACCTGTTCTAGTTGCTAGATCTTCTAGTTGGGTTTTATCTATTGTTGCTAATGTCTCTGTTATATAATCTTCAACCTGACTTCTTAAAGGTCCTAGTTCATATTGTTCACGCAATGGAATTACTTTTAACATTTTTATCTCTTATTCGTTTGAAACACCATTTAGATCTACTGTTATAGTTCCGTTGGCATTTTCTGTTAATATCGCTCCATCGGCAGTTCTAGTTACTGTTCCGGCAGGTAACTGTCCTGGTTGTAATCCTGTTGGACTTGTTGATGCTCCTTGTGTAATTTTACTTTGATCTAATTTATTAGCACCTGCAACATTAATTGTACGCTGAGTTCCATTAATAATTGCCTTGGTTGCAATGCTTTCAACTTCATTGCTTACACCTGCTTTGGTTAATTGTTTTGCATTCTCGATAGTATTTTTTGCTTTAATGGCCGTCCCTATTAATGCTAAAGGATTTGTTCTTACATTCGGATCCATTAAATCACCAAACACATCCAGTCCCCCAGCAATTACACCACCAGAACCAAACAATGTTGCACTACCTCCGCCCATAACACTTAACGGAGAAGGAGTCTTATCATAGTGTATACTTGAAAAGCCGCCTGGACTTGATCTCACACTACCTTCAGAATATCTAATACCTTCGTAGATTACTGTCATTTGATTTTCTACAGGAGCAGAATTTCCAGCATCGTGTTGTGGTGCGTCCCATTGTGAAATCATAGGATTGATAAGTTGAAACTGTTTAAATTTTTGTCTACTTAATTGATATATGCTTATCTCATTAAAAAATCTTCTTGATCGATTCGAATCTAAACCAAATTTAAAATGTCCTGACGGAATAGGACTGTATGTTGGCGTTTGTTGTAAAGCATCAACATACTGCGAATCAGCGTAATTGTATTTGAAATATTGTTCCCACATACCACTGACAACATTTGAATTATCGTCATGGAATGTAAATGTTACTGGTGTATATTGTATTGCTGTTTGAATATTTGTTTTCTTACCGTATTGATTTTTTGTTTCTGTATTAACTTGTATTCCAGGTAACTTAACACTTTTAACTAACATACCACATTCAATTTGTGGTTGACTTTTTGCAAATCCAAATAAATCAAAACCAAAAGGAATTGGTGCTCTACTAGCCGCACCGTCAAATCCAAAGTAAACGTGATATAAAAAACCAACCTTTGGTGCAAGAGCCATTGTGTTATCAGTGAACAATCTAGCCGCGTGTTGGTAATCTCTCATATCACCTTCACCACCAAAAATTCCACCAACTACACTACCAAGAAATTTTGTAAGTTTGTTTGCCATACTATTATTTAGTCACAAAAAAAGGCCGAAGATTTTTTGGTCTCCGGCCTTAATTTTAATTACTTTTATTAGCCTGTTGCTAACGTTCTAATTGATCTTCCAATTGCTTGACCAATACCATCTGGCTGACCAGCACCGTTAGTCTGGATAGCGTTATCGTATTGAATTGACATTTGGATATCAACTGGGTTTGAATCACTGTATGTTAACTGATTGTAGTTAATATCTTGAATGAAACAACCTACTAGTTCAAAAGTTTCAAGGACGCCAGGAGCATTAGCACCATTTCCACCGTCTAGTATTTCAATTCTAGTTTTAAATTTGTAATCTATACCCGAAGCCGCACTTGACTGTTCGAAGAAGTCAAACTGTTTCTGTAACTGTTCGCCACATAACTTGTTAACTGCATTGGATACGTCATCACGTACTGTTAATGCAATAGGTTGCCATGTATGCTTACCAGCATAGTAAACCTTTGAGTTGTACACATCGATTGCCACTGACTCAAAGTTAACGTTTGGTCTTGCAACGTCGATAACTTGTTTTGTCAATTCAACTACCGGACTTCCTGCACCAAAATTTTCAAGCGTCACTCTAAAGCGATACTTGAGTTTCGGCATCAACAATCCTTGTGTAGAGGATGATTGATCACTTGCTAGTGGCACTGTGAATCTTGATAAACTTGAAATTGCCATTTTAATTTGCTCCTTTTATAATGTTATTTATCACCATTAGTTTGCCCCTAGAGTTGCAATTTCACCTGTGTTCTTTAAACGTAATGGAATGTATATAAATTCCACCGCTTTCACTGGCTCAATAGCAATATCCAAGTAAAGTTCACTTCTGTCAATTCTTGAAGGTGTGTTATTTGACTCATCACACACTACCAAGAAGTCATAAAGTGCTCTTTGACCTACAAGTTCTAGTAATAAACTTTCAGCCGCTTGTTTGATTTCATCTCTTGTAATCTTATCGTTAGGCTCAAACATAAATGGTTTAGCCAACAATGTTAATTGACGTCTTAGATATGCAACCAATCTCGCAACGTTGATTCTATCAAGTGCTGAGGCATTTCTTGCTCTAGTAAATTGACCGAAGTTAACTAAACCACTACCTGTGATATAAGTTAATGGGTTAATTTTAACTTGAGCCATTGTGTCTCTAACACCTTCATTCAATGCAACTGCTTTGAATTCACCTTCACCGTCAATGTAACCAACACTTGAAGCGTTAGTAATACCACCACGTCTTGTACCTGCTGGTGCAAACCATGGATAAGAAACTGCATCACTTAATGCAATAGTTCTTAACATCATGTAACTTGGTGGAACAACAATGTTGTTACCATTTACGTCTGTTGTAAATCCTGACGGATAAAAAGTTGCCATATACTCATCGTAAGTTAAGAAACCTTTTTCACCATCTGCTAAAGCATTTGATCCATTGTTACCGTAGTTCAATAGTTCAGTTGCTGTGCTACCTAATCTAAATGGAGTGTCTGCAACAACAAAGCCTGTAATTCCTCTGTCAACGTTTAGGTTAACAAGGTTACTTGTTGCTTCAGTATAACCAGGTGCACTTAACAATGTGAATGTTCTTGTTTCTTCATCACGTAAGTCTTGGTTAGTATCAATTTCTGATTTCATTGCCGCAACAACTGTTTTACGTTGTGCGTGTCTACCAAATAATCCTGAACCATCTTCTGCTGTTGTGTTCCAACCAACCCAACGGTCAACTTTGTAAGAAGCCATTGATTCGTCAGTTCCGCCATTGTAAGAAGTTCCTGAACCTTGGAAGCGAATGTTACGTCCGTTATTATCGTTAAGGTCGATATGACCTTTAACAAATTTCTTAACGTTATAACCAGAACGTCTAGTATTCCATAACAACATACCTCTTGGATATAAGTCTGGATCTGGAGCGTCTGGATCTAAATAATCGCTTGTTAGGTATTCACTAATATCTGCCGCAGTATCACCTGTAGCACCTGTGTAACCATAACGTGCATCAGCAAACAAAATACCATCTTCTGTAGTTTGATCACTTACATCAACAGCAACCCATTCTAAATTGTTGCCGTCCCATTTGTAAATGTTTTGACCATATACTTCTGAAGCAGATGAATCAACCCAAATGTCGCCATTTACTAAAGCAGTTCCATCTGTTTGTACAGTTGGTTGTGTTGCTGAAACAATAATTTCAGTTCCTGCGTTTACGTTGTGATAACCTCTCCAAGTCACACCGTCGTGTACCATGATATCAACTTCGTCAAGTGTAGTTGAATACCATAATGTACCATCTTCTGGTGTTGAACTAGGAGCACCTGCTGATGCTGTGTAAACTAATGGTTTCCAGTTAGAAATAACAATAGTTGCACCGCTGTCTGCTGGAGCACTGTAAACATTATCAGGTTTAGTAGTAACAAAGCCAGCAGTAGTTAAAGGATTTCCTGTAACTTCTGTTAAAATAATTTCGCCACCTAATTTGTGTGAAATTTTAACAGCACCTGTTGCCGTTACTTCTGCTAATACGTTTGTTAAACCTTCAGCACTGATTGCCGCTACCATATCTTCAGCAGTTGTTCCAGTAAATGTTACTGTTTGTGCTGTTCTTGGTGTAGCATTGCCGGCAATAGTTTCGCTAATTGTAAACTCTTTTGTTCCTGCTGTAAATGCCGGATTATTAACACCGCCAGTTGCAGTTGTAGGAGAAGGAGTTACACGTCTGTAAATTTTAAACTGTGCTAACGGATCAGTTGATCCAGTAGTGTTTGCTTTAATAAACAACATACCTGTGGAAATTTTTGTTCCACCAGTAGCATCCATTGCCTTGATGGCTTCTGCCGCACTGTTGTAAATTGGAGCATTAACAGTTGTCCATAAACCTGTTGCACTGCTGTAAAGTTTTAATTTCCAACTAGCACCTAAATTAGGATCTGTTGATTTAATCCATACAGAACCATTTGGTCTAATTGCATCATAAGTTGTAGCACCTATGTCAACTGTGTCACCTGATTTCCATTGAGGAATTTTTGTGTGAGCACTAATTTGTAAAGCCGGACCTGCATAGTAACCTTCAACAATACCTAAGTCACCTGTGTCAGCAACACTAGGACCTACGTATGTGCTTGTAGCATTTCCGCTTCCATCTCTTGGAATTTGAACTAGAATTCCGCCATCCATTGATGAACCGTCTGCTTTTGAAGTTCCATCGCTGTAAAGTTCTAATCTACCTGCTGTTGTAACTTTAGCACCAACACCCATATTCAATTGTCTTGATTTAGTGTTAATTGATTGTGCTAGTGTTTCAACTGTTGCACCACTGTTTGTTACAGTTTGGCCATTGATAATAATCGCACCACCGTTTGCTAAAGAGCCTGGTGATTTAGATCCAATAACTGTTGCATGACTTGATGCCCAAGTTGTAGCAGACCAAGTTGTAGCAGAATCAAAGCCTGCGTTATTAAAATAACTTTCATCTTCAGAACCTACTTGTACCCAGTTGTTGCTTGAATTTTTATACCAAACTTTATTTTCTGTATTCCATGTTACAATAGCATAGTCACCAACTGCACCTACGCTTGATTTAACACCTGTGTATGTGGCACCACTCCAGCCTACTAAATCACTTGCAGAAGAAATAATTGTCGGAGTAACATTTGTAAACTTCTGTGCTGATTTGTCCCATACAAAAATACCATAGTTTGAATCGTCTGTATCAAACCAATATGTTCCGTCTACCGCTGGACCGGCTGGTGAACTAGCAGAACCTGAAAGTTCTCCTAGGTCAACATCTGCTCTTACAACGTATGCTCTGTTAGCCACACCCAAATATGAGTAAGCCGCTTGTAGACCGTATTCGTTAAGTTCGCTACCGTGTAGCGGATTGTTTGATGCATCTGTGTAAAATGTTGGATTACCAAATGTATCTGTTAATTCTCTTTGAGATGTAATTAAGTACACCTTTCCTGCATTTGATTTTAATGTACCTGCGGCTGTTCCTGTGCCTGAACCGTTTGGTTTAGATTCAGCAGTTGCCACCATAATTAGTGGAACGGTTGCACCCGCGGCAGGCGTGTAAAAACTTTCGTCAATTACGTTGACTTCTACTCCTGGTGATGATAGTGCCATTTTTAGTTACTCCTTTTTATTAAGTAAGTCATTTTATTACTTAAACATATTTATACTGTTCTCCAAAAAAACAGCAACAATTCACATTGAAAAAGGGGTCGAAAAGGGCGGGTAAATACAGTTATGACTAGATCGTTATGCAAACTGTGTAAGAAAAGACCTGTTGCTATAAACTATTACAAAGGTAAGAAGGCCTATTATAGAAGCAAGTGCGAGCAATGTGCAACAGGTAGAAAACCCAGTACACCTTCGTGGTACCAATCAGGGTATCGTATGCAAAACAAGTGTGAAAAATGTGGGTTTGAGAGCAAACACTCGGAACAGTTTAACGTATTTCATATTGACGGAAAACTAAACAATACTAGGTATTCTAATTTAAAAACTATATGTGCTAACTGTCAAAGAATACTACAAAAAGAAGGAGTTACTTGGAAACAGGGAGACCTAACACCTGATTTCTAACTGCTTGATGTAACTCGTCAAGTGTGCCATCATTTTCAATAGTGTCGTCTACTTTTTCACCCACCCATGCATATTCGCTTTGATGCACATCGGGCCAATGTTCTTTCATCTTATCAGTAAGTATCATATTCTTAGTAACCAGTGCTTCTTTATTATGTTCGTTTTGTTTGATAGCATCTTCCCACCATTTAGGCTCAGGTCCACGTTTAATACGATAAACTTTACCTCTTAATCGTTTAATCATCTTAACTTCATTAGGAAAACGCACATCACTAATAACAGCATCCTGTTTCATTTGTAATAGTCTATTTTCTAAACTAGCAATCCAGATATCGTCATGAAATCCTTTACGCAGAACATCTGTACCCCAATACTGTAATACCCATCGAGGAGTGAGTTTAGGCATACCTAGTTTTTCTGCCCACCATTCGTCGACCTGTTCACGCCAAACACGTGACTCTTCTGAATTGCCTTCAAGCATTTCTCTGTCCCAACCAAATACAGCCGCAACAGCATCTTTGAGGGTGGTAGCAAAACTAACACGTTTATACCCGCCTTCGCTAACAAGGATGTCAGCACAGGTATCTTTTCCAGAACCAATAAGTCCTACGAATCCAATAATCATAGTAAATTTATATATCCCATGTAAAGTTTAATTATATGCTGTTAGAATGATTTTGTCAAGCAATTTTTAGCCAATTATAAACGATAGTGGCTTAGAACCATCAATATAATTGTTTATTTCTTGCTCTAATTTTTCCATTTCTGCTGTTGCATCGGCTTTGAGTGCATCGCCATTTAATGAAGTTCCACCTTGTGGACCGGCAATAGTAGCAAATTTGCCACGTGCTTCACCAAGCATATATTTGCATACTGCTAAAGTATAATCTTTTAGCCATTGTCCAGCATAAGGATCTGATAACAAAGCAACATCGGGTCTAATGTTATATAATTGTAATAACACTTGTTCAGTACCTCGAGGTCTTTGCATAATTGTTAATTTTTTACTAACGGGTTCAAATTTAAAGTTAATAAAACTACCAAACATTTTTCCTACAAGTTCTTGATAACCTGCAAAAGCATAGTAGGTTGCAAGTCCGCCCATTTGTGTGGAACTTAACAAGTATGTGTTGGTATAGGCAAGATTAAATGGTTCAAATATTGTTCCGCCATCTCCACCACCTGTTCGTGAACCAATGCTTCGACGAAAAACTTCTCTTACTTCCATAACTTCGTTTGGAAGAATATAGTCGTTTGTGTCTTCTTGTAACTCTAGTGTCGCATAAGATTCTTCAACAGCATTTTCACTTCGCTGTTTTAATTTACCCAGTGCTTTTTCTAGTGCTACTTCGTAATGATTAGGGTCTAATTCAACGTCAATCATGCCATCGCCAAGCATAGCACGTACATAGTTAAACACCTTTTGTTTAGTAGATTCTAAGTCGTTCATACAAGTATTTATATGATTGCTCATTCAATAAATACATTTGTTATGCCGAGACTATCATTATATAAACCAGAAAAATCAGCGGATTACCGCTTTTTAGATCGTAACATTACAGAGACGTTTCAAGTAGGTGGAACTGATGTATTTGTACACAAATATCTTGGACCTGTTGATCCAGGCCAAGCAAACTCTACGCCTACACAGCCTGCTGGTCAAAATGATATTCCTGAAACAAAAATACAAGATTTATTATTCTTAGAAAATAGAGATAGAAGATACTCTGAGGATGTTTATACTGTTAGAGGCATCTATAATGTGCAAGATATTGATTTTGATCTTTCACAATTTGGAATGTTCTTACAAAACGATACAGTGTTTATAACATTTCCTTTAAACCATTCAGTTGAACTATTAGGAAGAAAGTTAATGAGTGGTGACGTATTAGAACTACCACATCTTAAAGACGAAAATGCACTTAATGATTTTCAAGTAGCATTAAAACGATTTTATGTAGTAGAAGATGTAACCAGAAGTGCTGAAGGATTTAGTCAAACTTGGTATCCGCATTTGCTTAGAGCAAAATGTAAACCAATATTAGATAGCCAAGAATTTAAAGAAATTTTTGATAAAGATAGCGGTGAAGGAACTGGGTCAACAATTAGAGACGTGCTTTCTACATATGAAAAAGAAATGCAAATTAATCAAGCAATAATTGATCAAGCAGAAGAAGATGCACCTAAATCAGGATACGATACAAATCAATTTTTTGTTGTGCCTACAGATAGCGAAGGTGCTGTTAATTTAAAACCAAACGGTACGCTACAAACACCAAGTGGTGATTACTATATCGCATATGGTGGACGCGGCACGATACCACCTAATGGTGCACCGTATACATTTGGTGCTAGTTTCCCAAGTGGAGTAAGTGAAGGATCATATCATTTAAGAACTGATTACTTGCCTAATCGATTATTTAGATACGATGGTACACGTTGGGTTAAAATTGAGGACGGTGTAAGAGTAGAACTTACTGAAAATGCACCTTCATATGTTGCTGGATTTGTTAACAATACAAACACAAATCAAATTGGCGGAAAAACAGTTGAAGAAAGACAGAGTTTATCAGAAGCACTTAAACCTAAGGCGGACAATTAATGCAACATTTTTATGATGGACAGATTAGAAGATTTGTAACACAGTTTATTCGTGCTATGAGTAACTTTAGTTACAAGGATGGAGCGGGTACGCTTCGAAAAGTACCTGTAAGTTATGGTAACTTAACAAGACAAGTTGCTATGATTATTAGAGATAACTCTGAAAACAAAGTTATAAGTGCACCGCGAATTGCCGCATATATCACAGGACTTGATTATGCTAGAGACAGAGTGCAAAGTCCGTCACACGTAAGCAAGGTTCATTTAAGAGAAAGAGAATTTGATACTAATACACAGACATATACTGACCAACAAGGTCCTGGTTATACCGTAGAAAGAGTTATGCCTGTACCATTTAATTTGCAAATGAAAACAGATATCTGGTCAACTAATACAGATCAAAAATTACAAATTATGGAACAGATATTAGTATTGTTTAACCCAAGTTTAGAAATTCAAACAACAAACAATTATGTTGATTGGACTAGTTTAAGTCTAATTGAATTAACAGGAACAACATTTTCAACACGTTCTATTCCACAAGGTATTGATACAGAAATAGATGTGGGCGAATTGACATTCACAATGCCTATATGGATTACTCCTCCTGCGAAAGTTAAAAAATTAGGAGTAATTGAAAAAATAATTATGAGTGTTTTTGATGAAACAGGAAGCATCGCAGATGGAATAATTAACGAAGAAAAAAATCTAGGCACTGTCACAGTTTCGCCTGGAAATTATGATCTATTAGTTTTAAACAACACAGCAAAATTACTTGCAGGTAGTGAAGGACTTATAGAAAACCAAGGTACCAAAGGGGAAGAATTTATTAGAACAGGTACTCCAATTAGTTGGTTTAAGTTATTAGACTTGTACCCAGGTAAATTTAGATCAGGAATAACAACAATAAGATTAATGAAGTCGGAC